AGTGGCTTAAACATCTTTCACACACAAGAGAGTAAACATGAAATCAATAATTCATAAGATAGACTGCCCGATTTACAGTGGTACATTTTACGTCTGCTTTGATAGAGAGACAGTAAAAAAGAAGGTTACAGAATTTAGTGATAATTGGTCAGGAATGGCCTGTGAATACAAGGATGGGGCTTTGATTTACTTGGAAATCCATGATGAGGGAAGTTTATGCTTAAGAACTCTAACTCATGAAGTGTTTCATGCAGTTGATGTTTTCTTCTCTAAAAAAGGAGTGGAACACAATGCAGGTGGAAGCAATGAGCATTGGGCTTACATGATTGATTGGTTGTCAGGAAAGGTATTTAATTGTGCAGCTAACGAAAACAAACTAAAGGGCAAATAACATGACTAACGTAACATCACTAAAAGAAATAAAAAACGTAGAAGCAATTCAACTGATGGACAAGATTGAAATTGCAATCAATGAAATAGACGGATTAACTCCAATTGAAATTACTGGAGCTTTGGAGATGATAAAGGCTAAGTACACGCTAATGCCTTTAGTTAATGAGTTGATGGAGAAATAACAATGCTAACTTACCTATTCACACTAGAGAAGAACCCAGATGCGGCATGGGGAATGATTCTGTTTTACGGGAGAGTGATATGAACAAACTAGAACTAAACATCGAGAGCACAAAGCGAGTTTTTGCCGTTGGTGACATTCACGGTGAAATCACAATGCTAAACGACAAGCTGGCAGAGATTGGATTTGACAAAGAGAGTGACATTCTAATCTCAGTTGGTGACTTGATTGATCGCGGAGAGGATAGCCTCGCTTGCTTGGCATTAATACAAGAGCCTTGGTTTAAGTCGGTGAGGGGAAATCATGAAGACCTTATGATTCAATCAATCATCGGTAAGGATGAAAGGTATCTTTCTTGCTGGATTCATAATGGCGGAAATTGGTATTTTGATTTAAACCAAGAAGATCGCATGTATGCTGACGACCTGGCAAAGCTTGCTAATGATGAGTTGCCACATGTGATGGAGATTAACTACAAGGGTAAGAAGTTTGTAGTCTGCCATGCTGACTATCCAGGTGATGAATATACGGGCGAGATAAAAGATGAAATGCTTTTTGATTCCATCTGGTCAAGAAAGAGAATTGAAGAATTCAAGAAGGAAGGAAAGAGCGTACCAATTAAAGGTGCTGATATGTTTATCTTTGGCCACACGCCGATAAGAAAGCCGCTTCATGTTGATAACTGCATGTGGATTGATACTGGCGCAGTGTTTGGCAAGGAATTAACTATCATTGAGCTAAGTTAACCTATCAAACCAACCTTTTTAATAGGTTTAAACGATTATCTTAAATCCCTCCCTTTGAGTAATATTGTTTTCAGAGAGAGGGATTGGCCCTCAAGATAAACAGAGAGAGTAAAAATATGTTTCTACTACTAAAAAACGGCCGCCTACAAACAGTTAACAATCGTCCAACAGTTGGCGCTTGGGTTGACATTGTTATCATCATTAATGCAGTTGCTGAAAATGACAACGACTCAGTCTTATTTGAAGAGTTCGAAAGCAAACAGGAAGCTATCGACGCGCTGAGTGATGGTGAATACCTTGAGTCAATCGGCTGTGATGACAGCCACCAAGAAGCAATTGAATCTATCGTTGCACATCTAGGGGGTGAGTAATGGAAATCATCAAACTAACCATCGAAAGAATGCATAGTCATCGAAAGGCTATCGAGAAAGCAGAGGATAAGATTGCAGAACTTGAGCGTCAAATAAGCATGTATAAGCATTTACGCAATCAAAGCTGTAAAGCAGAGCAAAGAGCTCACTCACACGCACTGAATGACATTGCGAGTTTGCCCCGTAAAGAGCGTTCTAAATGGATGGAGCTGTTGAAATGAAAGGTGTTTATTTCGATTACCAAAACCACTACAAAATTGTAAGGGTTAGGATTGATGGCTTTAGGTTTGATGGCGACGTTGAGACGAAAGAAGTAACGGATAAAGATGCTGGAGATGGCAGGGTATTTACCCTTAAATGTAAGTGCGGCTCTAATAACTGGCGTGATAATGGCCGAAGTATCAGTGAATACGAATGCGACTCATGCGGTCAATTTGTAACTGTATCAGAGTGGAGAGAGTGAAATGACCGAACAATCAATCAAAGAGCTTTCACTAGCTCTACTAGAGGCAACAGTGAAGATAGCAGAGCGTGATGAGCGTATTGCTGACTTAGAGCACAAAGTTAAATACCTTGAAGAGTGCGCTAACAAGTCACTTGAGCTAAGAGAAGAAAAAGAAGAGTACATTGATTCACTTGAGGAAGTGTTGAGACTTAAAGAGCTTGAACTTGAAATGGTAAGTAAGGAGTGAGAGATGCTTCAAGTTATAAGATTTACAAAAGAAAACTTCGACAAACTGTTAGATGTAAGATCTAGCACTGTAAGACTGGGTATAAAGTCATACTCACTAGGCACAGCAAAGCTAGAGTGTGTTGAAACTGGTAGAACGTCAATAAAGACAATAGAGCAGTTAAGGATTGCACGATTCGAAGATCTAGATGATGAATATGCAATCAAGGATGGCTTCAGTAGTCTAAATGAGCTAAAGGAAGAGCTAGAAAGGATTTATGATGAACAAATTGATTCGCGTACGCTTTTGACAGTCGTTGATTTTATGTAACCCAAAACCAAAGCCCACCAACTCGGTGGGTTTTTTCTTGTGTGGTGGAAGTGGTATACTTAAGTGTCTTTTAATGAATGAGGTTTATGAAAATGGGCAGACCAACTAAGTACCAAAAGGAGTTTGCCGAGCAAGCAAGGAAGCTGTGTCTACTGGGCCATACAGATAAGGAGTTGGCTAAATTCTTTGAGGTTCATGAATCAACAATACATCAATGGAAGCATGACTTCCCTGAATTTTCCGAGTCCATAAATCTAGGAAAGTCAATAGCTGATGCAGATGTAGCAGAAAAGCTTTATCACAGAGCTGTTGGTTATTCACATCCAGAAGTGAAGGTATTCTGCAATGAGGGTGTAGTAACTGAGCATGAAGTAACAAAGCACTATGCACCAGATGTTACCGCCATTGCTATATGGCTCAAGAACAGACAAAAGCACTTATGGAATGATAAGAAAGCAACAGCACCAACAATAAACTTTACGATTGATGAGAAAGGAAAGCCAACAGAGCAAGCGGCCCAAATACTGGCAGCAATAGCCGCTGGAATTATTCAGCCCGACATTGGGGCTATGTTGATCTCTAGCATAAGCAATGTACTCAAGATTGAAGAAGTAACAACAATCAAAGAAGAGATGGAAGAGATTAAACGTAAGTTGGGCTTAGATGTCTAGAATGATGAAAGATTTGGCTAAGTTAAAAGTCTTAGCCTCTGCTGCTTCAGGTAGTCTAGAGCCTACTGTGTATGGCGTCATTGATAGGGTTGATAAAGTTGATGGTGAGCTAGTACCTAACATCATTAGGCGATGGGAGGGAACGATTGGCGACATGAAGCCAACCGATAAAGAGCCCACTGTTTTGCTGGTTCCTAAGCTTGAGCCTTTCATACTTAGGACTAAAAAGTACAAGTGTCTGTTTGGTGGCCGTGGTGGTATGAAGACTGTCTTTGCACAGAATGTTTTTACTGCTGAGATACATTCCACTGCATGCAAGAACTACGTACTACGTGAAACCATGAAGTCATTGAAAGACTCTATCTTTGCAGGTATTGAGAATACGGTTAAGAAGTCCAACCTATCCGGCTTCCTCTCAGTGCCTTCTCAGTGGGAGATACGAAATATCAATGGTGGCAAGTTTGTGTTTGGTGGTTTGTCTGATGTGGTAAACATGAAGGGTGCTGCCGCATTCAAGCGCTTTCTAATGGAAGAGGCAGAGAAGACCAAGCAGCATACAATTGATGTGCTTGGCCCTACATTGCGTGACATGCCAGGTGCAGAGCTTTGGTATCTATGGAATACAGCATCATCACAAGACCCAATGTCTAAGGAGTTCATCACTCCATACCAAGCACAGTTAGACAAGACCGGGTTCTATGAGGATGACTTCCACATGATCGTTAAGCTTACCTATGAGGATAACCCGTGGTTTAAGTGGGACGAATCACTTCAGGGTGAGCTAGATAAGGATAGACAGAAAGTTAAGAGAGGGATTATGTCTCAGTCAAGATTTGATGGTATATGGCATGGAAAGTTCAATGATGACATTGCCGATTCGATCATTCGAGAGGATTGGTTCAAGGCTTGTATCGATGCACATAAGAAGCTCGGATTTGAAAAGCGTGGTCCTGTCGTTTGTGCTGCTGACCCTTCAGATTCAGGCAATGACCCATTTGGTTATATAGCAAGGCAAGGCGTAGTATTCTTTGGTGTTGATGAGATCGAGGGTGAGAACGGAAACCGCAAGATGGATCTTGCATGTAAGCGAGCCAAGTTGGATGGTGTTGACGTATTTGGTTATGATGCTGACGGATTGGGCGCTACTCTTCGTGACAATGTAACTGCTGGATTTGGTGGATTCAATACCAAGGTATTTGCTTACAAGGGCTCAACTTCAGTGCATAACCCTGAGCAACCATTTAAGACAGATGCTATTGCAGTGAATGGTAACAAGGTAATCAAGAATAAGGATGCACTACGCAACAAGAAAGCACAGAACACAATTAACTTTGCTGACCGTGTATTCAGAACTTGGGAAGCAGTTGTTGAAGGTAAGTATCACGATCCGGCAACACTGATTAGCTTTGATAGTGAAACAATTAAGCCTGAAATGCTAGAAAAGCTTAAGGCTGAAGCGTGTAAGGTGCCAACCAAGCCAAGTCATGGCGGTCTGATTGAGTTCTACACTAAGACCGAATTGCGTAAAGGTATCATCATTGAAGGGAAGAGAATGGTCATCCCATCCCCGAACTTGTTTGATGCGGCGGTGCTATCGTTTGATAAAGATAGTATAATCACTGTAGTTAACAGACAATCAGCCATTCCGCAACCATTAGGCAGAAGATAATGAGTAAAGAAAAAATCACACAGATACTCAAGGAGTTTGATTCTGATTGGATTCAGGGACAAGAGATCCGCAAAGAGATAGAGAATGACACAATTTTCTGCTGGGTTACTCAGTGGGATGATTGGATGAATGAATTCAGCTCTCTAGAGTACAAAGGTCAGTTTGATATCATTCGCAGTGAAGTAAGAAGGATTACTGCTGAGATGCTACGCAATCCAATAGAGGTTGCGTTTAAGCCTATGCATGGTGCGTCTGATGATTCAGCAGACTTGCTTCAAGGTATGTATCGCACTGATATGCGAGATAATCGCAGCCGCAACGCTGTAAAGATTGCCATTCGTAATCAGGTAACAAGCGGTTATGGTGCATGGCGTATCATCACTCGAAATGAAGATGACGGCCTAGGTGGCAACAACCAAGTAATCGACCGTGTGGCTATCAATGATCCGTCATCATCCTGCGTGTGGGATGCTAACTCTAAAACGATGGACAAGTCAGACGCTGAGCATTGCACTATCATCACTCAGTATTCGCGAAACAAGTACACCGAACTAGCTAAAGAAAATGATTGGCCTGAATACCCGGCACCCATTGACCGCAAAGAAGATATGTATGCTTTCTTGTGGTTAAATGATGACTCTGTGTACATTGGTGAGTACTACGAGAAAGTAAGAAAGGCCGAACGAGTATTCTTCTTTGAGGGTCCAAACGGTGAAATCCGATCTCACTACAAGTCAGAGATGAGTGACTACATCGAAGAGCTAGAAGCTATGGACTTCGTTAAAGTCTCTGAGAAGAAAGTTACACGCCAGTATGTAGATAAATACATCATTACAGGATCTGAGATATTAGAAGGGCCGACACGCATTGCAGGCGAGCATATTCCTATCGTACCGCTTTATGGTGAGTGGAATATAGTTAAGGGTAAAGAGATTTGCGAGGGTGTTGTTCGATTAGCTAAAGACGGCCAGCGCTTACGTAATGCTATCTTGTCGTTTAACACCGACGCAATGCTTAGATCTCCACGTAAAAAGCCATTCTTCTATCAAGAGCAAATTCAAGGCTTTGAACAGATGTATGATGGTAACACTGATTACCCATATTACTTGATTAACCGTGTAGCTAATGACGGAACTGACTTACCACCTGGTGCTGTATCTTACTTTGAAAACCCAGAAATAAGCCAAGCTTCAGCTTTCTTGTTAGAGCAAGCAACCCAAGCGGTTAAAGAGGTGACGACTGAAGGCGTTGATGCTCAGAGTGTAATGTCACAACGTATTGCAGAAGGTACGGTTGACTTGCTAAACAAGCGATCTGATATTGAGACGTTTGTCTTCCAAGATAACTTAGCCACAGCGCATCGTCGTGATGGTGAGATTTATGCGTCAATTGCTGCTGAGATTTACGATACAGAGCGTGATGTTACAGTGACTAATGCTGATGGTAGTGAAGGTAAGAAAACACTAAACCAACCTCAAATTAACTTCGAGTCCGGCCAGTATGAAGTTACCAATACTATCAAAGGTAAGTTTGACGTATGGACTGACATCGGGCCGTCTTACTCCTCACAGCGTGAGCAGTATCGAGCTGAGATGAAAGAGTTGTACGCCTCACTGGACCCAATGTCGCCAGAGCGAAACATAGTCTTGCTTCAGTATCTAACCTTGCTTGATGGCCCAGCTACCGAGATGCTACGCGAATACGCTAATAAGCAATTGATTCTACAGGGATTAAAACAACCTGAGACAGAGCAAGAGCAAATGATGCTAATGCAAGCGCAACAAGCACAGCAACAACCTGACCCGGTTGTTATGTCTGCTATCCAAGCTAATGAGTCTGAAGCTATTAAGAACATGCAGATGGCCCGTAAGCATGAGGCGGATACTTACAGGGCAATTGCTGAGACGGATAAAGTTCAAGCTCAAACAATGGAAACACTATCCAAGATTCCAAATGCAACAGAGCGAGACCTATTGTCTAACATGAATCAGCTTGCTCAATTGATGCAGTTTATCCAGCAAGACAATCAACCCTCCCAAGTGCCACAGCAATAACAAACAGCCCTGCCTATCGGTGGGGCTTTGCTTTACACCTCATTTGCACGCATTCCCAAAACTGTTATATACTCATCGCATGGCTTCCAAGGTGCCTTACCTTGAGTATTAATCCACAATCATGTGAGTGAGAAAAGAAATCATGTTAGTCGAGAATCAAAACGAACAAGAGCAAATCAATCAAAGTGGTGCCCCTGATTTGGTCGAGTCTGGGCAGACTCAACAGGCTGAAACAGTCACAGCGAGCGAAGAGTTCGAGTTAGTTTATAACGGTGGAACCGACACACCAGAAATTAGTCAAAATGCGGTACAGGCTGCTAAACGTATTGCGCGTAAGCGTGAAATGCAAATGCAGGAAACAATCGAAAAGTTAAACAAGGGTGAGATCAGTGATGAATTGAAAGTTGCTGCTGAATTACCAGCACGACCTGATATGCAAAACTATCTCAGTGAAGATGCGTTAGAGAGGTATGATTACGACACTAACAAAGCTTTGGCTCAGTTTACTTCTGACCAGAATCAATGGTTGATTGACGTTCAGGAAGCACAGAATAACGCCAGTGCTCAACAACAGAAGAAGGTCAGCGATTATATTAATCAATCATCACAGATCCAAGGTTACTTAAAGCAGCATTACGATAATGCGGAAAAGTACGGGATTAATGATATTGATGAAATAGAAGAACGAATGAAAGAAACCTTAGATAAGGGTTTGTTTAGCGATATCGTTGTTCTTTTCCCTGAGAAATCAGCGGCAATTCTCAAACATTTGGATTTAAACCCACAGAAGAGAGAGGCGCTAATTAATCAGCATCCTGCAAAGGTAATAAGAGATCTTACTACCCTAGCTGCAAACTTGACTTTTAAAACCAAAACTCTATCAAGCGCCCCGGTGGCTGATACTCCATTAGGAACTGGTGATACTGGTTCTGATAAGAGTTCAATCATGGAGCAAATGAAGAAAGCTGCCGATAAGGGCGATGTGAAAGAATATCGTCGTTTAAAATCTCTACTATAAGGTAAATAATCATGGCTCTATCAGAAGGTCAAATTATCACTTACATGACAGACGAAGTAATCAATACTCTGTCAAATATCTGTCCAATGGCTCAGCGTGTAACTAAATACACCCCGCCAGCGGCTGAAATGCAACGTTCAAGCAACACTTACTGGTTGCCTGTTGAGCAACAAATGCAAACCCAAGAAGGTTGGGATCTAACTGGCAAAGCTGGCAACATCCTTGAATTGTCTGTTCCATGTACTATCGGCGAGCCTGACAACGACTTTTTCACTCTGCGTGCTGATGATGTGCGAGACGAAACTGCTTTGCGTCGTCGCATCTCAGCTTCAGCTAAAAAGTTAGCGTCTAACGTTGAGATGGCAATCTCTCGCAACGCTACTGATACGGGGTCACTTGTTGTTACCACTGGAAAACTATCTGGTGCTGGTGTTGGCGATGCTGCCGGATGGGACTTCCTTGCAAGCGGTGAGAGCTTAATCTTTGCTCGTGAACTAGACCGCAACGCTGGCATCTCATTCTTTATGAACGCTACCGACTATAAAGCTTCGGGTTACAACCTGGTAGGCAAAGATATGTTTGGTCGCATTCCTGAAGATGCTTACAAAAATGGTGCAATTGGTGAGCAAATCGCAGGTTTTGATACTGTGCTTCGTTCTCCTAAGATGCCTACAGTTACAGGCTCTGCTTCTACTGGTGTAACTATTTCAGGCGCCCAGTCATTCAAGCCTGAAGCGTTCACTACTGATGCTGACGGAAACAAGATAAACGTCGATAACCGAGTCGCTACTGTTAAGTTGTCTGCTGCTCACGGATTAAAGCGTGGCGATAAGTTCTCAGTTGCTGGTGTTAAATTCTTGTCAGAAATGACTAAAGAAGTACTACCAGAGGACGCTACTTTCACCGTTGTTTCTGTTGCTGGTCAGAATGTTACTATCATGCCTAAGCCAGTGGCTAAGGATGACAACACATTAACACCTGAACAAGCGGCGTATGCTAACGTATCAACTAGCTTTGCTGATGCTGCTGCGGTAACCGTTCTAAACACCACTACTGCTGCATCAAACGTGTTTTGGGCTGATGACTCAATCACTCTAGTTTCACAGCCAATCCCACTAACTCACGAGCTGTTTAGTGGCATGAAAGCTGAACCATTCAGCATTCCAGAAGTTGGCTTGAATGGCGTTATCGCTTACCAGGGTGATATCAACACCTTTAGCGGCAAGTGTCGTATCGCTCTATGGTATGGCGTATGTAACAAGCGTCCTGAAGCGGTTGGTGTTGGTTTAGCTAACCAGTAATAATTAAGGCGGCCACTGCGCCGCCTCTTTTTTGAGGTATTTATGGATAAGGTAATGATCTATCATCCACTTGGCACTGATGTAATCTGGGGCATCAACTGCAAGTTTCAGACTTTTGAGCGCGAAGAAGCCGAAGAGCTTTTATCTCGAAAGGGCAAAGAAAAGTGGTACAAGTCCCCACTAGACTTTCCAAAGGCTAAAAATGCAGACTAAAGGCGATCTTGCTCGATATGTCGGTGACTTCTTAGCATTAAACGGCGCTTTAAGTAGCGCCACACCTGACACTAACGAGCGTATATTAAAAGTGCTTGAACTTTGCGTTGCTGAGATTGAAGGTAATGGTATTCGCATTTCT